TGTAACGCTGACCTAATGTACAAGACGTACGTGCAGGTCGTTCTCCCGCAGATCGACCTAACGCCGGAGACGGGCACGCTCGGTGGCAACTATGGTGAGGGTTGCGGATTCCGCTGGCTCAACTACATCGGTCACCGTCTCCTCAAGCAGGTTGAGCTCGAGATTGGTGGCCAGCGCATCGACCGCCAGTACGGCGACTGGATGCAGATCTGGACGCAGCTCACGGTTGAGGCCGGCGCTGTCCGTGCCCTCGAGTCGATCATCGGCAACACGCACGACCTAGTTCTCATGAAGCGCGCCGGTGGTCTAGAGCTTGATGCGACGTGCTCAGCCTCTGAGACGACGATCTCCTGCGTGCCGCGCCGTGGTACGCCGGCGAAGACGCTCTACATCCCGCTCCAGTTCTGGTTCTGCCGTAACCCGGGCCTAGCTATCCCGCTCATCGCCCTCCAGTACCACGAGGTCCGCATCAACGTGGACTTCGAGACGTGGCAGAACTGCCAGTACTCTGAGACGGCCGTTGGCGTTGCCTCAGGTGCTGCTGCCCAGTCCCTAGCTGCTGCCTCTCTCTATGTTGACTACGTCTACCTCGACACGGAGGAGCGCCGCCGCTTCGCCCAGCAGAGCCACGAGTACCTCATCGAGCAGGTGCAGTACACGGGCGCCGAGAGCATCACGAGCTCAAGCAACAAGCTCCAGCTCAACTTCAATCACCCGGTCAAGGAGCTCCAGTGGGTCGTCCAGCGCGACTCGTTCGTCGACTGCTCCAACCCGGCCTGGATTGCCTCAGTCGGCGGCCCCCAGCCGTTCAACTACTCTGATGACTTCAGCACGGACGGCATCATCATGTCCCTCCTCTCCCAGTCATCTGGCTCTGCGGCCGCGCCGTCTCTCACGGGGGCGGAGGCGACAGCCCTTCTAGGCCAGGGTCCTACGCAGAGTGCCACGGCCTACGGCGCTGACTCCGCTGACCCGTCAGGCTCTGGCGAGTTCGAGTCGGGCGTCAACTACCTCCTCGCGAAGGTTGTACTTGACTCTGGCATCCGCTGCGAGGGCAAGAACCCGGTTGAGGTTGCCAAGCTCCAGCTCAACGGCCAGGACCGCTTCACGGAGCGCGAGGGTAGCTACTTCGACAAGGTGCAGCCGTTCCAGCACCACTGCCGCACGCCGTCTACGGGCATCAACATCTACAGCTTCGCGCTTCGCCCGGAGGAGCACCAGCCGTCTGGCACGTGCAACTTCTCCCGTATCGACAAGGCCACGCTCCAGCTCACGGTGTCCCTCAACACGGTTACGGGTGCCCGCACGGCCCAGGTCCGCGTCTACGCGCTCAACTACAACGTTCTCCGCGTGATGTCTGGCATGGGTGGCCTCGCCTACAGCAACTAGAGTGGCTAGTTAATCGTAGAACTTATAACAAAAAAACAAAACTACAAATGAGTTTTCAAACGAAACATCATTTGTAGATAAATGGACGAGTTGTCTTGTAAATATGTCGGGTCATATGCCCTCATGAAATCATGTAATAAACGAAATCCAGTTCCGTCTTCAGATACAAATTTATTTAACCCTGCTTGGTATTCAAACTTGAAAGACGGAGATATTTTGCATGTGTGTCCTCAGGCAATTCCCAAATTTGTATCCGAAGTATTGCCAACAATTAAAACAACGTTCATTCTTGTAACAAATGCGTCAATAATGACAATTCCAACCGATGTGAAAGAGTCTCTAACTATTCTGATGCATCCTTTACTTATTCGATGGTTTGCTCAAAATTGTACATCCGATTATGCTAAGCTAACTAGAATCCCACTTGGTCTTGATTATCATACTTTAAAACCCGAACCAAAGACATTTGTTTGGTCTACGCCGAACAATGCTCACAAATGGGGAGAAAAGAAGAATCCAATTGATCAGGAACGAGATTTATTAAACATTCAAAAATTAGCTCCTACAACTCGTATTTGCAAGGGATATGGTAACTTTCAGTTTTTAATGACAACTCGATTTGGAAAAAATGATAGAACCGAAGCATTTGAAACAATTCCCAAAGATTTAATGTTTTATGAACCTACCCAAACAACTCGAAACAATTGTTGGAAAAATATGGTGAAGTATGTATTTGTAGTTTCACCTCAAGGAAACGGTCTAGACTGTCATCGTACATGGGAAGCTCTTTGCTTAGGTTGTTACCCAATTGTAAAGTCGTCGGGATTAGATCCACTATTTGAAGATCTACCTGTTTGGATAGTCAAAGAGTGGTCTGATATAACTGTAGAAACGATGAGTGCTAAAAACATGGAATTTCAATCAAAAACATTCAAGCTAGAAAAACTCACACTAAAGTATTGGCAACATGTAATACAAGATGCCAAACAATAAGACACAACGTATCATTGGATCACGCCGAAAGGTGTTCAACGGAACTGCTGAGAAAACAGTTGGCGGTTTGCGTAAAGAAGATCTGCTTAAGAATGCTGCTGGTCGAATTGTTTCCGTAAAACGGCATACAACAATGAAAAGCCGTATCGCCGAACAAGAGCGCAAAACGAATAGTGAATAATCAGATAAGTTAATATCAAAAGTATCCAACAATGTCTACTCGAACGAACTTCACTCTAAGTAAGTTTGTAGGGTTCATTGAGAAGGATGACGTGGACAGTATTAGACAAAATATGCCAGCGATTATTAAGGCCAAATTCCTGAAGAAGGATTCGGTTGTTAAGCTTATCAAGCTGCATATGCCGAACGAAGGCGAAGAGGATCTGAGCGATCTGCGCGACTTCTATCTAAATTTGCTCGGTTGAAGAGTAAAGTAGATTAACATTTTTTGCATATACTGTTTGGTAATTTAAAGAATGGTTGATCAAATAACTAAGAATGCAATCCCTTGTAGATAATAGGTATACAGACAAAAATACAACCCATTCGTATCTTGATGTATACGAAAGACTATTCTCGCCTATTCGTGAGTCGTGTATGCGTATTCTAGAGGTAGGTATTCTTCACGGTGGTTCAATTGATTTATGGTCTAAATATTTTCCAAATGCAGGCGTTGTTGGTGTAGATCCAGATCCTCAACTTTTTTATGATTTTTCATCAAATCACCGTATTACACTTTTCAAACAAAATGCATATGATACTAATTTTGTTGAAAGTTTAGGACATGGTACATTTGATATTGTAATTGATGATGGTCCTCATACACATGAATCGATGAAGGATTTTGCATCAATGTATTCAAAACTTCTTAAACCCGGAGGAATTCTAGTAATCGAAGATATTCAGTCTTCCGAATGGATACCTTCAATCGTATCATGTCTTCCTGCAAATATGCAGAAGAATGTAGTTGTTTACGACGTGCGTCATATCAAGGGTCGTTATGACGATATTCTAATTGTTGCTAGAAACGAATTTTAAAAAGTTCGATACTCAAAAATCATACATGGATCCTCCACTCACACGACGCGAAACTAAAAAGACCGACAAAGAAAAGAAAGGCGGTCCTTACAGCTCAAAGCATGTTAGAAATATTGAGAAGATTCAAGCAGAACGACGTAAATCTTTAAAGACGAAGAAGTGATGCATGCGAAATCTTTTGAGTTTTACGGTTATCGCGAACTTTTGTGTAGTGGCCACTTGTTGTTCTACGACACGTTTTTCCGCGATATGATTTTTTTGCACAACCACTTTTGTAATACATCGCCCTCATGACATATCCTTTAAACGAAGGAAGCGTCGTGTGAAACTTAGGTGCTAAATATTTAAGCAATCCATACATCCACTTCATATAACTCTTTTTGCTTTGTAGTTCAACAGGATGCTGTTTTAAATATACATCAAAAGAATGAAATGGAAATTCAGTACTCAGATTTTCCATAAATGTACGTTGATTTGCCATATCAATCTCTTCAGGTTTATCCGGATAGTTTATAGCAATTGAAAACAGAAAATCGCGTCCAGGAATTTCAGTTGGTTTCAAATTCATATAATAGCCCTTCACCGATTCAAACGATGGATCGGGTCCAGGATTGATTACATTGGGATCATCTTTGCATTGGGATCGCAACTTGTGGTTCACCATGTTGTGAATTTCGTACAACCATTTGCCGGGATCACCGCGAAGAGGGTGATCATGAACAAAGTCTCTTGTACTTGCGCGACAGAACTTACAGGGCAATACATCCTTCATCTGCATAAGAACATCTTCAGGGTGTTCTGATTTGAACGCAACCAGATGAAATAATTGCCATCCACTTGGACCCCAGTAACGAGTGTCCATTCACTACTTCTTACCGTGAAAAAGTTTCTATCTATATTTGTAAAATGACGGAACTGCTCACACTTTCTCTTGCCGTGTATATCGGTTTTGCGCTTTCTGATTTCTTCAAGGCGATCACGCGTGATTTAATTACGCCGCTCTTTGCTCCGCTCTTCCCCGGTGCTCAGAAGTCAATTAGCACATTCACGGTCCAAGCTGGCCCGTTTACTCTACCTGTAGGTGACGCACTTGCTGCCGCGCTTCACCTTGCTACAACCCTGTTTGTTGTAAGTCTAACGCTTCCCTACATCCGCGCCTATGCCCCACTAATGTCTCGCAAGTAAAAAGTGATGGTTATAAATAAGAATGTCAGACGGAACATGGAGCGGCTGGTTTGCCAGTCAATTTCAAAGCGTAAAAGATGCTGTAACACCTAAACCCGTTGCTCCTCTTCTTTCGGATGCAGCTGCCACAGAGGCATTGGGTACTGCCAAGGAAGCACCTCAAACAACTATAACAGGTGGTCGCCGTCGTACGCGCAAGGGACGCAAG